ACCACTGATTACCTTTTTTATGCCCAGGAATATCGCCGTCCTCAAGAAGCCAATACCATTCTTTAATCATTTTTTTAACGGATATTTTATCCTCACCATACCAAAATTTCGCTAAGTCGCGAATTGTAACGGCTTTCTTGCCGAGCCTTGCAAATTCAAGGCTGGCTAGACGTGCAGACACATCCTTAATTAAAAATTTTGCTTCACCTGTAACACTTTCAATTTTTTCTAACAGTACGTAGAGTTGTCCGTGATCGTCTTTTGCTTCTGTGAGCTGTGCAGCAAGAGTTTGAATGGTTGTAACATGGGAGTTTATTACCTCATCCTTATTCATAATATTACCTCCGTGCTTGAGATATCCGCACTATGGCGGTCAATACACTCCACCAGTAAATCAACAGATTCTGAAAGTTGCCGTACGGCATTCTTGAAACAGAAACACCCCTGACCGTTTTCATTCAATTGGCCTTTTACCTCGATAAGATTTGAATCAATGGTGACCAACAGTTTTGATGTTGTCATATTCCCCCCCGCCTTTACGATTATATTTACGGTTTATATACCACCCAGACCATATCAGTACAAGCAATAATTCATAATTATTACAATGACTTATAGTCAATCAACTTGATTGATTTTTGTCATTTTTTGCATTTAGTAAATCAATATGATTGATAGTTGTAAGAGAATTAAATTAATTAGGGTTTAGATATTCGGATTTGTGACATAACGGGGTTTTCCAGGTGAACTGACTTAAGACATATTAACTAAAAATAATATTAATATCAGACATTGCCATGATGATCAGAAACCGGAAGATCGGAACAGTAAAACAGCCATGAAACAAACACTGCACCGTGTTCTGATGTATTTCACGGCAAGGGGATATGCCGGTATGCTTTAAAAAGGTGGACGTCTCAGGGGGGCTTAAATTGGATTGCAGGGGGTGTGTTGACATGCGGAAGCCAGTTAACCGGCTTCAAAAATATAGCGCACCTATGGAGAGGGGGCCGAGGCGCTGCAGGTCCCTTTTTCCATACCATACCCCACCCTCTTCCATTCACGGTTGACCCTATATTGACCCTATGGACACTTTGAAAACAAAAAAGCACCTACGAATTAACGTAAGTGCTTGAATTTATGGCGCGCCCTGCACGACTCGAACGTGCGACCTACGGCTTAGAAGTTTGTGAATTGATACTATTTGGACACCTACCCCTTTTATACCTTTATATATAATCCGTTGACAATCAGTAACTTATACCATATCTTGTTTCTATATACCCTTAGTCAAATTCTCTGTATGTTTGACCCTATGCTGACCCTATGGGCTGACCTACAGACTAGGAGGCACTAGAATGAAAAAAATCAAGCTGACAAAGACTGATGTGGACAAACTGCCATTTGCTGAAAAAGGCAAACAGGTTGATTATTACGATAGCGATCTGGACGGTTTTGGAGTCCGTGTTTCAGCTACCGGTAAAAAGTATTTTGTCAGGGCAATTATTGGCGCTCGTAGAGTTCGGGTGATGATGAAGAGTACCAAACTGATTAATGCAGAGGAAGCAAGGAGAGAGGCAAAAATTAAACTTGGTGAAATGGCCGGTGGTGTTAATCCGAATGAAGAGAAACGGCAAGTCATACTGCAAGAGAAAGAAGAAAAGAAAAAGGGGATTACACTACAAACGGCGCTTAATGATTACTTGGGCAAAGGAAAGCTGAAACCGCGGACCTTAACAACATATAAAGATCTTTGCCGTTTATATTTGTCTGACTGGCTGAACAGACCGGCGGCAGATATCACCCGCGATATGGTGAAGGAACGGCACAGGGAGATTGCAAACGGCAAGCGAACCCGGCAAAAGCTGACAAAAGAAATAGCCACAGATAGCGGCAAGGCAAAATTAAAGGCAATTGCCACACCTACCCCAAAGAGACGAGAGGCGGCGGCAGATAACGCCATGAGAGTTTTAAGAAGTATTTTGAATTACACCTTTGAAGATGATGAAGGAGGCATTCTTTACATAAATCCAGTTTCCGTACTCTCAAGCAAAAAACGGAAAGCGTGGTTCAAGGTAGACCGACGTCGCACACTTATAAAAAACAGTGACCTTCCTGCATGGTATAAGGCCGTCATGGGCCTGGACAACAATATCATGACTGACTACCTGCGTTTTTTACTCTTCACCGGCTTGAGGCGACAAGAGGCGGCAACTCTGAAATGGAAACAGGTTGATTTTCAAGAAGGCTGTTTCACCATTATGGATACTAAAAATAAGCTACCCCATACCCTACCCTTGAGTGACTTTACACATAAGCTTTTAAAAGACCGCCAAAAAGGCTTAGAAACAGAATTTGAAGCGGCTAAAGCGGGACTTGTTGGTATTGACAAAATGAATCAGAGACAACAACAAATGGCAAATACAAGATATGTTCTTGCTGAATCCCGGCTTAAATCACCCTATGTTTTCCCAGGTGAAGGAAAGACCGGTTATATCGTCGAACCAAAGCGCGCTATTGATGCAGTGACAGCAGCAACAGGAATAAGTTTCTCATGTCACGACCTACGACGGACTTTTGCCACACTTGCGGAAAGCCTGGATTTATCCGGATATACAGTCAAAGCTTTATTGAACCATAAACAGGCTGATAATGATGTTACCGGCGGTTATATCATTCTGAATGTTGACCGGCTGCGTGAACCCATGCAGAAGATAACAGACGCACTACAGACAAGGATCAAGGTACAACACGGGCAAGTGATCGATATAAAGCGGGGTATCAATAATGTCTAAACCAAAAGAATTGGATGATACTGAACGGGAAGAATATGACAATAGAATTCGTTATTACTGGACGCTATTCTGCAAACTGAGCCATCGACCAGAATTTGCCGAGCAACGTATCAAACACGGGAAACACGGGCTTTTTGACGATACATTAACAATAAAAAGCGGGTGTTTTAATCAGGTATTCAATCCATTTCCAAAAGACTTTGACAGTAAAGTTCTTTCAGGCATTGATAAAGGCTTTTCAATTGAGGAAGCCAGAAGAGAGGCACGCGAAGAATATCATATGGCCACCAGATGTAATATAAATAAAACTTTTATTGTATCTGACTTAAGACATTGGCCTTATGATGAAACAAGGCTTAGTGAGTGTTTAAATCAATTTAAACTAGAAGTGATGAATTATTATCAACAAAAATTAGACACAGCATCATTGCAAATAATTCCTGTCCCTCCAATTGTTAGAAATGGCGGATACGATTTTAAAATATTTAAAAAATTTCAGGACTGCATTGATATCTATCCAGTAGTAATACCAGGTAAACATGGTAAATTTGGACTAGCTGCAAGGAAAGTCTGGAAAGATAAATCTAAGACAGCTGAAAAACGAGCAGAGCGCGCTTACAAAAATGCACTCCAATTTATTAACCAAGTAATCGAAGATAATTTTTACACCCCCCTACCCCGCTAAAAACATCCCCCCACTTTTTAAATTCCAAAACGCGACATTTTGGGTGCTTATGCACCTTTTTTTGTATCTTCAATATGTCTTAAATACTTGTTTTTATTATGTTTATTGTATTGACCGCAAACAATAGATACAGGTAGAATTCTGTTAAAGATCAACCAAAGACAGTCAGTTTTAAGGAGGGAGAGAAAATGGAAGAACCGTTTAAAGACATAGCAATTGACCCTTTATACAACAAAACAGAGGCCGCCAAGTATCTTGATGTACAGCCGTCTACAATGGATCAGTGGAGATGGAACGGTCGCGGCCCAGAGTTTTGCAAAATCGGGCGAAATGTGCGGTATCGAAAATCGAAACTAGATGGTTACCTGGACCTGAACAGCTTTAAAAGTACCACCGAATCACAGCAGAAGGCGGCTTGACCAACTACCTCAACCACTACGGAGGAAATTTCATGAGTGATAAATCTTATACAGAAGCAGCTGCTGAACTTGAAGCAAATGAAGCTGAATATGTTCGGACAAAGTATTCTGATGAACTTGACCGGCTGAAAAAGATCGGCTTCGGTATCGGTGAAAAATGGCGAAAAATGGAGGCTGACCACGGAAGGGTCGCTGCGGAATTAGAAGTAATGTTTTCGATGCTTAATATTGAATGTCAACAGAAACGCGAACAACAACAGGATAAATTAGATAAGGCGGAAGCCCCCCGTAAATCATTTGAGCTTGATAACTGGTGGTATTTGCACCGTGATCGCTATTGGCCCGTTAATACAGATGCTGCGTTGGCTCTTGTTCGAGAAACAGATTCTGCATTTATTGTAAAGCAACAGGCAACAGGCTTTTCGACTAAGGGTCTCGAAGCCTGTATTGAGGAACAGCAAAAACAGGATTCTGAAAATGTTGCTTGGATGAAATTCAGAGCACGTATGGAAGAAGCAGCCGAATTTAAGCAGATGAGTTTACAGGCGGATTTAAACTCGAAAGCCATGAAAGCAAAATTAGAGGAGATGATCCTTGATCTGGTAGCCGCCGGGGTACTTCATGTCGGCAAATAATCTTTCCTTCGCCGATCGTCTGCAATTGGTTCAAAGCAGAAAGAGCCCGACAATTCAAAAAAAACGGAGTGCAACTGTTACAAAACTAAACCCGTCTGAGAGTGTTCCATCTGTCCTTGGATATACTGACAATTTCACAGACCTGGGTAACGCTGAAAGGATGGTGCGGCTTTTTGGGGTCCTTATCAGATATTGTCCAGAGTTTAAAAAGTGGCTGTTATGGGACAATTACAGGTGGCACATATGTGGACAGTCTGACATTTACACATTGGCTATAAAGTCAGTTCGTTCAATGGTACCTGAGGCACTGTTGATAGAAGATTTCCCCTTCCGAGAAAAAATAATTAAACACTCTCTAGCGTCTGAAGCATCTGCTAAGTTGAGCGCATTAATTAGTATTGCTGAAAAGCTCCCCGGTGTTGCAATCCCTCAGTACTCACTTGATTCATACCATTTCATTCTAAATGTATTAAATGGATCCGTAGATTTAAAGACAGGTGAGTTGCTACAGCCGGACAGGGAACAATACAGCACTAAGCAAGCGTCTGTTGAATTTATTCGCGGCGCCAAGTGTCCAACATGGGAAAAGTTTCTGGATCGTGTCATGGCCGGGAATAAAAACCTTATCCGCTATATCCAAAAATCAATCGGTTACTCTTTAACCGGGTCAACGGCTATGCAGTGTATGTATGTTTTGCATGGTAACGGTTCAAACGGGAAATCTACTTTCATCAAAGTTATCGAAACTCTTCTGCATGATTATTCAATCCACTGTCCAGCATCAACCCTAATGGCTAAACAAGAAGGTGTCACAAACGATATCGCCAGGCTGAGGGGTGCGCGGTTCGTTGCCGCTGTAGAAACCGACGAAGGTAAACGGCTTGCTGAATCCCTTATCAAGGAATTGACAGGCGGCGACATTATAACAACCAGGTTTCTCTATGGTGAATTTTTCGAGTTTACTCCCTGTTTTAAAATTTGGCTCGCTTGTAACCATAAGCCAGTTATCAGGGGGTCAGATAATGCAATTTGGAGGCGCGTAAAACTGATCCCGTTTGCAGTGACAATCCCTCAATCTGAGTGGGATGTTCAACTAGGTGAAAAACTCAAAAAGGAAATGCCTGGGATTCTTAACTGGGCTATCGAGGGCTGTTTAGCTTGGCAAAGTGAAGGGATAACAGATCCTCCAGAGGTAACAGGCGCAACTGCAGATTATCGACGTGAAATGGATTTGCTTGGTGCCTGGATTGATGAACGTTGCATTTGCCTTGCCTCAGTAGATGCTCGCGCCGGGGTTCTGTATGAAAATTACAAAGAATGGTGTCAAGAAGGTGGCGAATGGATTATGTCGCTGCGCATGTTTGGAATGAAATTAGCTGAGAGAGGATATGAAAAAATTCAAAAAACAGCCGGGGCCTACTATGTCGGGATTGCCCTCAAAACAACATAATGGTGGTTGTGGTGTATGTGGTTTCGTTTTTCCGTAACTTTTCTATACAGCTTCTTATATGGGGATTTACCCTAAAATGAAACAATAAGCACCATTACCACCATATCAATCAACTTGATTGACTCCGAGGTCTGGAAAATCAATCAACTTGATTGACTTCACAGTTAAGCAGTTAAGACGCAGAGAATTATTAACAAAAAGAGAGGCTAGAACATGGCAACAGATTACGATTTTCTTCCAGACACGATTCAACCGCTTAACCATACATCCGAAGTTAATCAAACTCTACTTGGTGGACTTATTCAGGAACGAAAAATAGATGATGATCTGCTGTTCCAGATGCTCGCCAATGGCAAATCTCAAAAGGAGTGTGCTGAATACTTCGGCTGTTCAAAATCAGCAATCAGCCAACGGGTATCAAAAATTACCGTTGTGCCACGTCCTGCCATTCTCGACAAATTAACACCATCTCAGGAGCGTTTTGCTTTCGGTATTGCGGAAGGTAAGAGCCAGACACAGGCGGTCATTGATTCATATAACACAGATAACAGGGAAAGCGCCGCCGTGCAGGGTTCACGCCTCATGTCTGACCCGCTTATGCAGGAATGTATAAAAGTGATCATGGAAACGGAAGGCCTCACGCGCCGGAAGATGGTCAGGCGGCTATCAGAGCACGTTGATTCACGCGATGCACAAGCAAGCCTCAGAGCAATCGACATCGGCTTAAAACTCACTGATTCATATCCGGCAGAGAAAAAGGTGAACGTCAATTTCACAGCTGTAATTCCGGTTGATTTAGCAAAATACAGGAACAGGTGACGCCATGAAAAAAGTAAGAGACATGACAGCAGCAGAATATCAGGCAGCCAAGAGAACAATAATTAACCCCCGTCAAGTGGTTACAGAAAAACAGGCCACAGAAAAACCGGCAACTGATATGACGGACATCGAAGCCGCTGCACAATTTCCGGCGACGGTTTCCGCAATGGAACTGACAGAAGCAGAATACCGCATTGAGCGGAATAAACTCACAGAAAGGAAATAACCATGAACCACATTGAAAAGATCAAAAACAAATTAGAGGCATTTCAGAGTATTAAGGCTGAAATCAAGCGCCAGGATGATGAGAGACGACAGGCTACTATGGAAATCAGTCACAAAGAGAAAATATGGGAAGAGGCAAAAATTGCAGTAAATGAAGCTATCGCAGCTTACCAGAAACTGAACTCGCCGGATTCAAACAATATGACGTCACCGGCACCAGCTGATGTTGAGAAAGCGCGTAATAATTATCATGCTGCCACACGGAAAGAAGCTGAAGCGTTGGAAGGAATAGAAACTGCCCGTATGGTCCGGCAGGCACTCGACCGCCCCAATACATATTCGGGTATGGTTCACCGTGCGGAAAAAGAACTGTTTGAGACGCTATACGCCGCCGAGCTTGCAGATCCGGAAACCGTAAAAGCATTGCAGAGGGTTTCACGTCTGGTCAGTCTTTACCGTGTGATAGAGCCAATAAGCCTCCATGCTGAACTCGGTGCTCTGATGGTTTCAGGTGAATCACGTCCGGAGCTTGGGGAATTTCTTCTTGATATATCAAACCGGCTGCCAGAGTTGCCAGACACTACAGCTGATCTGGATGGATATGTTGAAGAGTTGCTTCAGCGTTTTGACGATAACACCAACAAAAATAAGGAGTAGATATTATGCCAATTAACATTGATGGAGAAAAGAGAGAGCGGTACAGCATAGCAAAGGATGTAAGCCTAACGATTAATACTGGTTCAGGTATCTTACGCTTAAAACTCACAGGTTTTGAGGCCAATCCAGTATACAAAAAATTCAGCCACCGCCCAATAGATCAACCACCTATTTATGCAGCAGTCGCAGATGGCTGGAAAGGGACTTTCCAGTTGGATCGTCAAGATTCAACGGTGGATGATTTTTGTTGTTACCTTGAAGACCAATGTTGGGGCCGATGGGGGCAACAAAAAACTTTCCCTGGGGAAATATCTGGTGATTGCACCATTACAGAAACTATTTCGGAGGGGGGCGCCGTATCACGTTATAGGTATATGGGCGTTTGTCTGACAATTGTCTCTATTGGACGTTGGGAGCTTGGAAGCTTGGTTAAACAGGTGCTTGAGTTTGAAGCAAGTCGCCGGATTAACCTACAACAATCACCACAACCATTTCAGACACTAATAGCATAGACAGCCGACAAAAGCCCCCTGGTTCATCGGCCCCGGGGGCTTTTGTTTAAGGAGCATCAACCATGAAATTTCATTCAATATTACCCCAGGCAATTATTCTAATACAAAGCGCCTATTATGCTGCTGAAGATCATAACGGCGTAGAGACAATTCACAGCTTTTTACAAGGCGAAAAAATCACAGATCCTGTTCACATTGAGGCTTTGATGAAAAAGAACTGTTTGTTTACGGAGGTGACAGCATGAGCAGCATCAACACAGTCAGGCATCCAAGAAGTATAGTAACCGTCAACGGCATTCGTTTAACCGGCCTGTCATGGGAAGTTAACAACAACGGCTATTATCACGCTGACACGTTCTCTGTGTTATTGACTTTGACACAACCAGATCAACCACAGATAAACGCGGCTTGGTGGTCACAGCAGACTATTCTTGATGTAGTAATTTATGACGGCATTCCCACCGACCCACAGAAGTATTCAATTGCTGATTTGTCAGTCAGGATACGCGGACTTGTTGACACTACTGAACTGGACCCGATCAATAAAACGGTTAGAGTAACAGGACGGGATTACACTTCAAGGTTAATTGATACAAAAACAGAACCTCCGAACCAAAACTGGAAGGCGTCGGACGTCGCTGCAGCATATGCAAAAAAATACGGCCTGAAAGCAAATATAGCCCCAACAAAAATAAGAATCGGGACATATTCTCAGGGTGACTATGTACACACAAAAGTCGGTCGTTCCGCGTGGGATATCCTGTGTTATCTGGCACAGCAGGAACAGTACATCGTTTATGTATCCAACCAGACATTGAATTTTATCCCGTTTCCTGACGAAAAATCGGCAACCGTCCTTACACTGGACGCGTCACAGCGCATTACTACCGGCCCGGCCCCGTCACTGAGTTTCGTAAGAAACCTGACCATCGCAAACGGGATTGTTGTTTACGTCCGGAGCTGGAACAGTAAAAACAAGAAAGGCTTTACCGTTTTTGCCCGGTTGAAACGGACAAAAGATAAGGTCACTAAAAAGCGGCAACCGCTGACCGGGGAAGAGCAGATATATACGTATCGCGTCCCAAACCTGACAAAAGACCAGGCACAGCAGAAAGCAAATGCTTATCTGGCGTCACTCAGCCGTCATGAGGTTAAATTTGAAGCAGCTGACATGCCGGGCAATCCCGATTTGGATCCGTTTCAGCCTGTTAAATGGGTATACCAGGGGACGCAATATGAACAGGTCTATTATCTGGAGTTAATCATCAGGTCATTCAGTTTTGACGGCGGATATAAAATGACGATCAGGGGTAAAAACCACTCTGTGAACAGTCAGGTGCTTTTATGAAACAGATGATGAACATAATGAGGCAGCAGGCTTTAGGTGCTGCAAATGACACTGAACAACCGATTATAGGCACTGTGCAGAGTTATGACCCTTAAATCAGCAGGCTTAATTAATATAAATAGCCCCTTGAGGAAATCAGGGGGCTATTACAACCAGGTAAGGATCTCACATGATTGAATTCAAACCACATACAGAAATTGCAACTTCGGCCGGCGCATTCAATCCGGCAATTCATAAAACATTCTATCGCCATGATTACGACCAAATCTTTAAAGACATTGCCGATGAGCAGCTACCAGCAAAAGAAACATTCCGGCAGCTTATTCTTGAAGACCTATTTTTCATCGTGATGTTCGTGATGGGTATTGAAAAGCTTAATCACCCTTTCATTGTGCAGCGCTGCCACGATATCCAAGACGGGCCACAGTCTGACACACTGGACATATGGGCACGTTTCCACGGTAAATCCACTTGCATCACGATTGCAGAAACATTGCAATATCACCTGAAGAATCCGGAGAAATGCACCGCTATTCTGTCGTATTCACGCCCTGCAGCTAAGAAGTTTCTTAGAGCTATCAAGACGCTTTGTGAAGAAAGCGACCTCCTGAAGCAGTGTTTTCCAGACGTTCTATGGGAAAAACCGGAATCACAAGCGCCAAAGTGGTCTGAGGATGATGGAATTGTTTTTAAGCGTAAAAGCGCATCACGTGGTGAGTCTACAATTGAGGCATGGGGATTGACCGAGGGACAACCGACAGGCCGCCATTATGAAAGAATGGTGTTTGACGATATGGAAACCGAAGACATCAGGGATTCACCTGACATGCTGAATAAAGTATGGTCCAACTTTCAAATGGCATCAGTTAACTTGGGAACAGGTTCTGATTCAGACATAACTCGCGTGATCGGCACATATTACAGTCATTTCGGGCCAAACGTGAAAATCAGGGATATGAAATATCAAGGCACTGAAACACCTGTTTATCAGCTCCGTGTTTTCCCTGGTTCTCACAATGGACAACGAGACGGAAAACCGGTTTTTATGGATTCAAATTCTTGGGAGAAAGCAAAGACGTCACCGCATTTCAACAGTCAGCAATTATGTGATCCCACACCGGGCGAAGAGATCAAGCTTGATTTTAAGATGCTCAAACCGGTGACACCGGAAGAAATACCACGAGACATTTATAAATTTATTGTGGTGGATCAGGCTGGCGACGATGAGACAAACTTGACCAGTGGGGATTCTTGGTCAATCGGCTGTATTGGCGTCAAACCCTGTATTGATGAGCTTGGCGCGTCCGATGTTTACTTGCTGGACGTCATGGCCGGTCCTATGAGCCATTCCGAGGCAATAAGTAATATTGTCACGATGTATTGCAGGTCAGGAATTATTCAGCAGCTTGGAGTTGAAAAAGCCGGTATGAGTACCACAGAAATTCATATAGTAAGCGCCTTGAGAGCAAAAGGCCGAAAACTTTCCATTGACAATAGAAATTTGGTGTTATTACGCCCTGGTGGCCGATCGAAAAACAAACGCATTGAGTCAGCTCTCCAGTGGCCTTTGAATAATGGCAAACTGGCATATTCAACAGCTATACCGTCGAAATACATTGACGCAATCGAAGAGGAAATGAATAAATTCCCGTTTTTCCATGTGGATATTCTGGATATGTGGGCTTACGCTTATGACATGATCAAGGAATTCAGGTTTCCGAGCTCCGGCAATAGGGGGAAGGATCCAATCAAAAACATCAGAAAATTATTTCAGAGGTGATCATGGCTCGTTGATATGAAAGTAAATAATCCTGAAATAGAGGCTTTTATCCAGTCAAAAATAACCGTTGAATGCAAACGCTACCATGCAAAAATATCCGAACGTGTTTGTCACATATACCGCCTCGGTGATGAAGGTTCATTTTGTGTAGGTTGTATCCGTTGCCGGCCTGATGATGTTTTAAGGTCTGCAAGGTGGAAATAGAAAATTATAAATTTACAGATAATGGAGTAATAAAAATGGTCTATTTTGAAGGTTTGAAAAACAAAAGAAGCACCCCCGTTAAGGCACCAGAGACGTTCTCAGCTGAATATGTTCAAAAGCTTCTTGATGAAAACAAAGCCTACCAGCAGAGAGTCCAGGAGAGCGAGCAGAGACTCAGGGAAGCGACAGAGGCAATAACCAAAGCGACAGAAACCAAAACTGACATGGAAACCGCCGTTCCAGCACTTGAGGCAGAGATTACAGCCAAAACTGAAGAAAGAATTCAACGTGCTGAATTGAAAACAGCTGAAATTCTCCGTGAACGGGGAGAACTGAAAAAACAAGCTGAACTTGAAGCCTTGGCCGTTGCTGCAGGTATCAAAAACATGGAATATCTGAAACTGGCAGATATCACCGCCGTGACCCTTGATGATAACGGTGATGTTGTTGGAGCAGATAAAATCATTGAGAAAATGAAAACGGAAATGCCGGATCTATTTTTGATTCGTGATTGTACAAGTAGTCTAGTGAGAATATCGGGGGCCCCTGCTATTGAAAGGCCCAAAAGAGCCCCTGAAATGACTCCTGAAGAGTATGAAGCGGCAAAGGTGAATATAATTACAAAAGGATCACCGGGGGGAATATGAATATCTCAATCACAGAAACCACAGCTGAATCTTTTGAATTATTGGAATTGAGAGAACGCGCGGTCCTTAGCTCTAAATCACCAAAAACCAAACATTACCGTGTTGAGGTTGACAGTAAGGAAGCCGCTTTTTTATCTCTAGATCGATGGCCGGAACCTGATTATAGCCAGTTGGTTATTTATGAAATATTTGTATCTCAGACCATGAGAATGAAAGGCGTTGCTACTGCAATTTTAAAAGAAGTCGAACAGATTGCAATCAAGGAAGGATTTCAAAAGCTTCATTTAAGACCGTCACCGCTTGAAAGTGAAATGCCAAAAGGAATTTTGGAAAATTGGTATATCCGGAGGGGTTTTAGTTGGGACCCAGTAATTACAGGTGATATGGAAAAACCTGTTTCACCGGAATCATAACAGATGGGCCGGGCCTCTTATACAGGGGGCCCGGCTTTCTTCTGTTATGCGCACAAGTTTTAAAGGCAGGACACCTGCTTTCCTCTCCTTACATTATCAATGTGAATTCTGATCCTGTATGATTGTGCCACGGATTCTTCTGTAACGTACCACTGATTACCTTTTTTATGCCCAGGAATATCGCCGTCCTCAAGAAGCCAATACCATTCTTTAATCATTTTTTTAACGGATATTTTATCCTCACCATACCAAAATTTCGCTAAGTCGCG